ACGGAAAGAAACCGGTTTTCTTGGAGTGCGATTTCTCCCGATGGAATCTCAGAATGCGAAAACACACGGTCAACCCAATTGCCAATATTCTCGAAGATATCTTCGGGCTTCCGGGAGTGTTTAGCCAAGCACATGATTTCTTCACTTCTGCCACTGTAATCCTCACAGACAAACATACTCTTCCTACTGGAGCTCAACCTAATACCAGTGTTCATTCGTGGCCAGAAAGTTCGGTACTTTGGAGAGGATGTCAACGCGGTGGCTTTGAAGGAATTCAGCAAAAATTGTGGACGATATTCACAATATGTATGATGTATATCGTATTCTTTGGGATGAATGCATCTTTCATCATGGCAGGACAGGGGGACAATCAGATCTTTACGATCCAGTTTGATCTTCCAGAAAATCAAGTTCCTGAAGCGCTTCGGAAGCTTCTCGCGGTGATGGAAGTAAGGTGCTTCTTCCTCAATCATGAGGTGAAACCTGAAGAATGTATTGATTCTTCAACGGTCCTTACCTATAGCAAAGATCTCTACGTTAACGGCGTCCACATTCTTTACAACTTGAAATTCTCGTCACGTACGATGTCTGTCGCTGATTCTGACGTACCATCATTGGCTAAGGAAGTTTCTGCTATCAATGCGACGGCTGTCTCATGTGCAGATACAGTATCGCGAACGGCAATTGCATTGTTTTGGCGATCTTTCAAAATTGCTCAAATGTTGTCCCTTCGAAGAAATAGTCTGGTACATCAACGCGAATGGTACATACTCGGCGAGTTGAAACGCAATGCCGAGATTTTCAAATTCAGTGTACTCTTACCTGGATCATTAGGCGGTCTGCCTCACCAGTCTTGGGGCCGTATCTTCATGAAAGGCGAGGTGGATGACTTAAGTTGGGACGTCGCCGCATACAAACGACTAGGAGTCACTGAGCGTGTACTGGCGAATGATTTCAAGTTGCTACTTGACCGAACGTATAGTCCAAAAACTCCAGACCTAACCCAACTCATTCTCGATCCGAAATCGATCCCTATTATCAGACCAAAGGATCAATCTCGACTCATTCGCGAAGCTGTTGAGGCCGCATTGCCTGGACTGACCAAAAACGAAGAGATCTATCAGATAATCAACGGATCGACGATGAATTCGGGAGACGCTCTGCTTCAAACACTATCGGCCACCAGTCCACTCTATCCGCAGATCATGTCTGATATTTATTCGTATAGCCCAGCTGGCGTTCGAGACGCGATGATATCCAGATTCACTATGACCCGAACCATAACGGGCCTGACAGGAAACCCGAACTTCATCAGCAACATCACTGCTGGTAATATCACACTGGTGCGAAACGTGTTAAAACGTTACGAACTTGCCCACAGGATTCCTACTCATCATAGGTGTGTCAAATCAGCTTTCGAGTGTTGCACCATTCTTCGATCATTCTGGGGTCCTACGGTAAAGCATGAGAATATCGGAGTCTACTGTCCGCTCGATTACGGCATGACGACGCAACTCTCGAAATT